TAAGATAATCGCTTTATCGAATGTTGTTCCACGAATAAATGATGTGCTCCAAAATGATACAGTTTCTTGTGCTTTCAAGTTACCATATAACATTTCAAAGTCTGCATCAGATGGCATCTGAAACATATACTTAACCATATTCTTATATGGTATTTGATATAAGAATGATTTATCCTCATGATCACCCGGTAAGAAACCAATCTCTCTGGTGGATACAAGCGACCTGACGATGTATATTTTCTCGTAGGGTGTCGTTGTATCTAAAACATCACACAGAGCGTTAAAGAGGGTAATAAAGGTCTTTCCAGTTCCTGCTGCACCATAAGCAATGAGGTTCTTACCTTCTGCATAGGATTCAAATAATCTCTGCTGATTCTCTGTCAAAGGTTCAATGTCCCTCAACATATCAGAATTGATTGGTTTCTTCCTCTTCATCTGTTTAGCGGTCAAACCAACACCAATTGGTTCCACTTTCTTTTTTCTAGGCATATTAAACAGGTCTTACTTTAGAACCGGGCATTCTTGAAGCTCTACCAAGAACTTCATTCCAACCGGGATGTGATTTCTTTAGTTTATCATATACTTCTCCAACTTCTCCCACATTTGCAACTCCAGCATTCCAATCTTTATCCCAATCAGGATTATCTTCTCTCCATTTATCATATTGCGACATTGACATCCGTATCTCTTTCTGTTCCCCAGTTTTTAAGTTTTTTACAGGATAGGTAGGCATAAGTGTTTAGTTTTGTAAATTTATTTAGACCCACTCAAGGGCTTCAGATACTGCAGGGAATTGTTCGGTAAACACCTTACGACATCCCTCTGCAATTTCCATGTGTTCTTTTTGTGTTCCATGTGCAGAGCGTAGATTTATATAGTGAACCCAAGAACGACATGAACCAGTCATGTATAAACGTGTGGGTGTCGCTAATGGTAAAACAAATCTAGCACATTCTTTTGCTACACCATGTTCTAACATCTCTTTATACAATTTCATACCTGCAGAAAAATGTGCTTGCATTTTTACTTCAAGTTGTTGAACAATATATGGATCAAGATCATCAGTAGAGTTTTGACGATTCTTTAAGTCCTGTTTTCTTAATTGTGGTAATGAAATTTTATCAGATAACAAACTACTGTCTGCATATCTTTGAGAAAACTCTTGATATGTAAATGATCTATGTCTTAATATCTGTGCTGCTAATCCTCTTGTAGTTTCTATTTCTAAAGTCATAAATGATTGTTCAAAAACTGACCAATGATTATGCTTAATACAATACTTTAATAATCCAGAATAATTTTCATTATCTTGGTTATTTGGATTTGATACTCTGGCAACATATGCCATTGTCTTCTCCGCATCGGGAGTAATGCTAATAAGTTTAACAGTCATTAATCGCATCCATCATCATACATTTCATCATATTTCATGGGTGCAGATGAAAACGTTTGTTGGTTTTTATATGCTTCAACATCTGAATATACTTCAGACTCTAGTTCTTCAACGATCTCTTTGAGGGCCATGACCAGAACTTTTAGTTTTGATTTGTTCATGATGATTGCTTTTCATCTAATTATAATACAAAAAAAGGGAGGTGTAAACCCCCCTTTAGTTGCTAGCTGCAAGGTGATGCCTTGCTCTTAACTTTAATACCACGATACATTAGATCGTGCCTATCACGCTTTGTTGCTTCTTCAAGCACCTTTGCGTTGTATTCTTCAGAATCGTATTCGACTCCGCGATAAGTGACTTTTGCCATTGGTTTTCTCCAAAGTAGTAGGGATTTACCCCGTTCCTTCAGTCGAACATTTGCGTCCTCCGAAGAGGATGAACGAACCCGTTCCGTGTCGGCTTACTTGCGTCCCTAGTGGGATGAACGTAAAGATATGTTAGCATATCATAACTATGTAGTCAAGTAATATAGTATAACTTGATACATTTTACATAGGATTACCGTTTTTATCGAGTAAACCTAATCGTTTTACCTGTGTTAGATTTGATTTTTGTTTTTTCTTTATTCTTTTGTATTCCTTTATGAGTTTATCTATTTCATTTTTTGAGATATTAACTTTTAGTTCATCATCCTCCTCAACAAATCCCAAACCTTTTGTTTTTTCTTTACTATCAACATAATCGTTGATTACTTCTTGAATTTCATCACGAATGATTTCATTGATTTGATTTTTGATTTGATCTTTCATCGTCTTTTCTTTTTTTTAGGTGGTGCTTTATAACCATATCGGGTGGGAGATATAGTCCCATGCCCATGAGTTATACTTTTAAGACCTTTACCATATCGATCATAATATAAATCAAAAATGTTTGCCATTTTACATGACCTTGTGACATCTAGACACTCATTACCCTCGTAACTATAGATAACATTATATGCATCAGTTGGGAATTTTGTATCGTGAGACTTTTCTTCAGTAGTTCTCTCTAACAAAACTTCGCATGAATAATTTTCTGGCTTCACATCTTTAGTTGTCATGATCCTCTATTCACTCCCCATACTATATCAGGATAAGCCTCTTCAACAAGAGATCTACTGATCTTATATTTCTCAGTTAAACTTTTATCTTTAACTAGACATATAATTCTTGCCTCTTCTGGATGAAGACCCTCAAGCAATTGGATAAACATAGTTTCTCTACGAAGACTTGTAAGAGTATCATTTCCACCCTTAATAAAATGGAATAAGTTTTTCCATTCTCTTCGGAGAGATGTATGATCTGTTCCTACTGGAACTTCGTTTTCTTTATAAGGAACTTTTCCCTTTGGTATTGCAGATTGAACTCTGTCATCAAAGTTCCATATTAAGATTGCAGTAAGAGAATCATCTCTATGCTCTTGCAAAGTAGCAATTTTTTTTGCTTTTGTTCTTTGCTTATCTACATGTTCTAGTATTTCATGTATGAAAGGATTAGGTGGTAGTTTAACCGCCTTAGTCGTCTTCGTCTTCTTCGTTGTTGTCGTCATTAGTGTTTTCAAATCGAACTGCTAAAATTTCATCCGGTGCTAAATTACCGTTCTCATCAAACATTTCTGGATGAGTGAATATTGTTTGAGGTGTTGTTTCATAAGAGTGTTGCCTTGCTATCCATCCTATCATACCTCCAACTAATAGTGCAAGGAAACTCATTAAAGTCATGAGCGTCAAAGAAACTATTAATAGATCTGACATTGTATCCTCCAGATGTTATTTTTTTGAGATGTTGAGGTGAAACTCTAATTTAAAACTTATTTCTCTGCGGAAAATAGAAAATACGTTTTGAAGTTTTACCTGTAAAATATTTGGTTGTGGTTTAATTGCCCTCCTGTTCCGCAAAAGTAATTCAACACCACGATTAATTTCGGGTTTGTCTTTATTTAGAACTCTTTTTTTTCCTTCCGGGTTTTCGGTCATTGCTATACCTCCAAGCGTCTTCAAGTATCCCATACAAGTATGCTCTTATCTTTCTTGCTTTCGGTTTACCTAGAAATCCATATGCTTCACGAAGTGTTTCGTGATTGCGATCTCTTCCACCTTTAATGTATCCCTCTAGTTCAAGGACAACTTCACCCAATTCTTTCGCTGTGCTACTTTGAATGAATGCGTCAACTTCTATTTTTTTTGTCTTTCGATATTTCAAAAAGTCATAAAATTTTAAAGTCATAGTGCCTTGAAAGGCTAATTCCATTGCATGTTCTACCATGGAATATACTGAATCAAAATCATCTGTCATTAAATCAACTTTTGTTCTTGTAACCATTTTAAGGTCTCCTTACATCCTCCGATATGCCGACCTTGTATTTGAACTTGTGGGAATGTTGCTCCTTCACCGAACTCACTATAGAAACTTTTTTTATTAAAGTCAACATCGTATTTGTATTCAATGTATTCAATATCAATACTATGAAATAATTGTCTAACTCTATCACACCACTGGCAATCAGTTTTTGACCAGAGGACTGCATTCATCATTGTTTTCATCTAACTAAATTCCTTAATAGTTTTTTGATAGTCAATATCGAAAAGTTCTAATCCCTTATCTGTCAGGATATGATTATACATACCTTCAAATATTTTAGGTGGCAATGTGCATATGTCAGCACCTTGAGCAAATGAGTGTTCAACATCACCCACAGATCTAATAGAGGCCGATAATATCTCAGGAACTCTGTATGGTGTTTCAGAGTAACCTCCGTTGATTGGAGTTGTTTTAGGAATGACTTCAGAAATTCTTTTAATTAAATTACATCCACCAAATCTTTGATCATCGACTCTGCCGACAAATGGTGAGAGATAAGTTGCTCCCGCTTTAGCGGATAGAATCGCTTGTGAGACGCTGAATATCAAAGTGACATTAACTCTCACACCTTGCTTTGACAACTCTCTACAGACCACCAGACCCTCTCTGGTGCAAGGAACTTTGATAGTTGCTACGTCATTGAATTTATTTACAAGACGATTTGCATCTTTCAACATTTCCTCCTCTGTTCCCACAACCTCCATGCTTATGTCCCGAAGACCAAGCGATGCAAGTTCTTGATAAACGTCATCAGGTTTTCTGTGACTCTTCATTATTAAAGTAGGGTTTGTTGTTACCCCATCAATCAATCCAGTCTTGAAATGATTACTGATGGTTTCGACATCAGCAGTATCAAGAAAAATTTTCATAAGTAATAATCTCTCGAATTTATATAGCGAATGATGTTTTTTAGTCTAACGCATCAAGGCTCCCATGTCTAGCCCTTTTGTTGGAAGACAAATATTTCGCAGTATCAAGAGATCCCTCTGCCCTTGACAATTCTATTTCTAACTCTCTTTCCTCATTTAATAGTTGTGGTATTAAAACCTCTTGAATCTCTCTTCTTCTCTCAAGAAGATCATATATCTTACCTTGATAACGATCTATTATTTGCTGATTGGTTTCCGATTGTTTCATTTTATTCATCCGGTTTTTTTTAAGTTTATTGCGACGATTATTCTCGCAAACTCTTTTGACCGTGCACTCTTTGCATTCATATGAGTATGATGATGCCAGTCTAACGTTCTTTCGAGTTCGATAGTAACCATCTATAAGATTCTTTTCTTCACCACAAACTCTACACTTTCTCTCTTGTAAAAGCAAGTGAGCTAATTGTAGTTGTTCGTCCAGATCCATTTACCCTAGCATTAAAAAAGACCCTATACAGGGTCTTATTATATCATATGTATATGATTTTACAAGGCATTACCTCTTGGTAATACTTCCTCTGGGAACACAAAGTTCTCATGAGGTTGGTCAACAGATGACATCCATGCTCTCATACCTTCGTTAAGAAGAATGTTCTTCGTATAGAAAGTCTCGAACTCTGGGTCTTCTGCTGCTCTTATCTCTTGAGATACAAAGTCG